TTAAGCCCCTTTTTTATTTAAGCGTAATATTAATATCTCTTCCTCTAACTCATCAATAGCTTTCAAACATTTCTGCTTACGAAACTCTGTTTCTTGCATCTGCTGTTGAATATTCTCGTTGCCATTCGTGTAACTCATTTTAATTAACCAACTGATTTTTTCATTTAAAGCACGTAATGCTTTTTTATATTCGGCTAAACGTTTAACGGGCGGTAAAGCCTGGATATTTTTTTCAAATCGGAAAGATGAACAAAATACCATGTTTTCAGTTTGATTATTTACTTTCAATTTGATCATGACTTTATATAAAGCTTCAAATTGTTGGAATAACTTTCTTGAATACACGTCTAAATATTCCTCAGTTTGTTGTTTATGTAATAACAATGCAGTTGCTTCAATTTCTTGCATAAAAGCAGTTACTTTTTGTGTTTTTTTTGCAAATAAGGCGCTATTTATAGTCACCAATTTTTCCCGATAAGGAAGAAAAATAGCTAATTCTTGTTGAATTTGACTGACAAAATTATACATTTTGATCTCTGTTTAAGGTTATTGGGAATAAATCGTAATACTCTGTTTGAGAAAGAATCTTATAGCTTTAATGCTAAAAATGTAGATAAAGTAATTGGTGTTGGCATGCGAGTATTTTGGTAGTCGCTAAATTAACATTGAAATTGAATTAAATTAATATAAACCTCTAAGATCGTTTTATTAGAGGTTTATTATATTTTGTATATATTTAACATAATCATTATTATGCGAAGTAAGTATTTTATTATGTTATTTTAAATAAGGTAAGGTGTATGTTGATTTGTTAAAGTCTATTTATACTCATCAGGTAATTCAATATCCTTAAGGGTTAACAGAGGGAGCGAATGCTTCGCTCATGTTCCGCTAAGCCTTCGGCTACGCTTACGTCATGGGATTACATCCCCCCGACACCCCCTAAATTGCCTTCACTTGCAACAATACAATAATATCCGTTTTCTCAGAACGGTTTGATTTGCCGGTTAATATCTTCGGTAAAAACGAAAAGCCCGTATTGCCTTCAGTCTGTTTATTCTCAGCTAATCCACCTAACACAATAACCTCTCCAGATTTTACGGTAATGTCCGTGACAATGTCTCGTTTAATTAGTGTTGGTGAGTTGTTTACGCCCGTATCAGTCTTCACAAAATTCGATAACTGTTGTTGGATTCTTAAATCAATCGCATCACGCTTTACTGTCGGCGTGATGTCAAAAATAACACCGGAAGTTCGGTATTCAATGGATTGTACTGCTCGTCCCTCCTTATCATACTTTACACTCCCTAAAACCGGAACATCTGAGCCGACACTAAAATTGCCTTTTGAGCCTGATTTCACCCTCAACGTGGGTGAACTCACCACGTGAAAACGACTGTCACTCTTAAACAACTCAATCATTGCATCTAAATTACCCATGTTAAGGGTAATAAAATTCTCAAAACTCTGTTTAATGCCAATGTTTATCCCTAACTTGCCGCTTAATAATTTTGCGAATAAATTTATGCCCGAACCTTCCTTCTCTTGTGTTTGCACCTCAAAAACATACCCCGTCACAACCACTTCTTTACTGACAGTATCAAGGGAGGTTAACACTGACTTTGCTCGGCTAATTTCTGCAGGAGTGCCATAAAATACTAATTTATCACCATGAGCGAACACCTGGCCATCTGCTTGCAGAAACTCAGCCAAGTAAGCAACATCCCGGTGAACAGGATTATATACATAACTTTGTTTAATTACCTTAGGCTCAACATGTTGAATATAATCAACCTCATTCTTGGTGTGTATTTTAATGTTCATGTTATTAAAATAGCGCTGCACAAACGGCATAAAGTCTTGTGCTTGAGTCACCTTAAAGCTCACTCGTCGATTGTCATTCACTAATACAGGGTCAAGCCAAAAAGTAATCAGTTTACTTTCATCTAGTCCCTCAATGTTGGTAACGATTCTTCTCCCCTTTTTAAAGTGCGCGACAATGACTGAGTTGACCACTTCATAAGATTTACCGCTACCAGGAATGCCGACATAGGCTGTAATTGACATAAATGACCTCCCTAGCCAACAAGTGGAATGCGTCTGATTAAAAAGCGTGAGGTGTAAGCAGATAGCATAGATTGAATGCCAACATCCAATTTAAAAAAACCTAAGAAATAAGCAATATCAGGTGGGATTTGTGACATAAGACTTTTTAAATTAACCTGCTCAGGTAGGAAGACCTCAATTATTAATATAGGAACAATTTCAGTGACGGCAATAAAAACACAACCAAAAACAAAGAATTTAATTACAAGGGTATTAAAAATAAAAGATAAAACGCCTGAAAAAGCATTGGCTAAGAATTTAATGATAGTGCCCATAACCACTCCTAAGCAGACAGTAGAATTCGGATGGCAAGAAAGCCCCAAATCAATAAAAATATTGCCGACAACTTACTACCATGCTGTTCAAAAACTTGGCAGTGCACATTAATATCTTTAGTGGTATTAAAAATAGGAACAGCAAGTGTAGGACACTGCCCTCCAGGCATAGATAGTTCGGGTGTAAATTGTTTAAGCTTGGATTTCAAACCAAACAAAGCAGATTTAATGTTAAATTCTTTTAAATTTGGATGTTCAACTTGCATATTTGCCAAGCCTTCTTCATCACCTTTACCTTTTCCATCTGCATGCCCACCTTTCGAACCATGATGGCCACTTTGGTTTTCTTTACCTAATGAGTTCGTTGAAACAGCGCCTTTACCTGCATGAGAAGAGCCGATAGCGCCAGCCTGTGAACCGCTATTACTAGAAGCAGTGCCAGTAGAAGAGCTACCATTGTAAGAAGTTATGCTTGGCGAGCCCTACCCCGAGTCGGGTGAAGATAAAATTTCTTTTTCTTTTTGTTCTGAATTTGCATATTGTTGTAGGTTAAGTTCCTTGTCGTTACCTATGGCAATTTGGCAGTCTTGTCCCGCGGCATTACATTCTAAAGCAGGCCCTTTTACCCTACATAAAGAATCTCCATTATCACGGATAATACATTTATCCTCCCCATTGCTAAACCCAATATATTTATCCCCCTCATCGGTGGCATGAATATCCCCTTGTACCATTGCTGAAAAATGATTCAGCAATGTCACATCTGCCCTGCATTAAGGCCGTTTTAAGTGCGGCATTAGCCGTGGCTGATTGACTTGAAGATAAATTTGAACTGAACTCAAATTTTTCGGCATATTTAAAAAAGCCATCTCCCCAAATAGAGTTCCTCTCTCCATCACCGTAGTTAATCACTAAGCTTGAATCATCAATGATCGTTTTAACATCAACACGCGGCGCAGAAGGGTCTCCATCGGTTAGTTTCTTCACGGATGACAATTTACACGTAGTGGAAAAGCTACCATCTTTATTCAAAGGAAGGTTGTAGGTTGCACCAACAAGTGACCAAAGCGCAATCGCATGTGCTAAGGGAGAGCAGAAGAAAAAGGAAAATAAGGTTAATCGTTTAAGCCAGTTACGACTACGTAAGCACATAATATACCCCAAAGAAAAAATACCATTTGCCAAGTCATAGTTATTCCTTCGCCTTTCACTTAAAAAACAGCCCCGTCCTCATCACTTGCGGGCGGGGCCATTTTTTAGCTCAAGGCTTCGTTAATTAAACACGTTTTAAGAAACCTAAAACATAACGAACGCCCAATGCAACAACTAAAAAGCCACCGACTGCAGCACCCACGGCAACAATGCCTGTAGAGGCACTTTCTAGGTTTATTTTGCCAGTGATGCTAGATAAGTCTTCTGCATTTGCTGTTGCTGAAACTAAGGTAGCTGTTGCCACTGCGGTTAATGCGGTAAATGTGTTTTTAATTTTGTTGAACATGATATAATTTCCTTAAATTATGCCTTCTTGATAATTGTTAGCATGATGCCAATGGTCTTAGCTAACAACCAAAAAGAAAGCGTGATTGAAAAAGAAACAAGAAAAAATTCAGTGTAATCAGAATAGTTTATTGTTTCGCTTTTTGAAGTTGCCACAAGTTGAAGTTTTGCGAGTTCCGCTTGTGGTAATTTCAATTCGACATGTTGGCAATTGTTCAAGGTTGAACATAATTCTGCCTGTATAATAAATTCGGCGCTCATTTGATTTCTTCAATCACTGAGTTTTCGTCAAAGTGATAAATGATACCCTTTCTTCCACCTTCCATTGCCCATTCGCGTGGAAACACAAGCACCATAACATTTTTACCTTTTAGTCGTTCAATGCTAGAAGAAAGTCCTTGATTAACTGAGCGTTCATCAATTCTTAAATCTTGGGTAAAGGTGTTATAGCCACCAAAGCCATCTGGGTCTTGTAATTGAATGCCGATAGTATGCTTGTATTTAACCTCACCTGTTTCACGATGAGTAAAACTAGTTGATTTTTGGCCTAACAATTTACCAACAATATAAAAGCCTGTACGCATAAATAAATCTCCTTAATGATAAATAATAAATTAAGCAACTAGCCGTAATTGAGGCATATTGCTTGGATATTGATAAAAATCAGGGGCTTTAAATGGTTTAACAAAAATCTGTTCACATGAAATAACACGAACAGCCTGGAATTTTTCAATGTCGCAAGGATTGGCAATGTCGATACCAATTTTTCTAAGAATAGCTCTGTGTCTTTTAAAAGTTGCAATCGGCAACAAACTCAAATCTTCACCACTTGACCATCGCATTGCATAATAAGCAGTGGTATTGGCTTTACGTAAAGTGTCTACCACTCCTTGAGAAACAAGTTGTTGTGCAATGGTTTCTAATTTCACTTCACTTACGCTTAATTTTTTATACATGTTTATAAACCCATCTTGAATTTCATTTAATTTTGAAAAATCACTTAAACCCCAATAACACAAATTCTCTCGTTGTAAATACCTTGACTTTAACTTCTGTTCAAATCTAACCACTCCATTCTCTAAACAGTAATCAAATACCTTTTGGTAATATTGAAACTCTTTAGCCTGTTGCCCAAATTTGTTTTTTATCTTGTCGTAAGAATGAAGCTTCATCTCTTCATGTTTAATATAACAACTCGGGTAAATTAAATTGGCATTACCCTTTTCACTTAACCAATCTACCGTGCAGTGGTTTGTGTGTAATCTTCCAACAGAATTACGATAACGCATTTGCGAAAGTGCTTTGAGAAAGGTGCGCTCATTGCCTTTACCGACAGATTTATTTGTTGTGATGTCCAGGCGTTTAATAATTGCGCCGTTAGAAAACTTTTTAACTTTCTCACCCTCTTTACCTTGTAAATAGAAAACCTCAGTGCAACGGGTGAACAGGGGTAAATTCAAAGAAAATAAAATGTTATTGAAACAGGCGACACATGAATCGACATCTGTAAAGCCAAGTACATTCTCAACTTTACCCCAACGACTGGGGTTGCCTTCCATTTTTATCACTGAGCCAGAAACTTTTATGCTAACTTCATCACAAAAGCTACCTTTGTGTCTGTATTTGCCTGTTTTAATCCCTTCTTGCATTTCACCCGTATCTAAATGTATACCTACCATGCCGAAATCAAAGATGGCCGCAAGTATGGACTCAGGGATTTCGAATCCAAAATCTTGTTCTATTGTCAGCCAGTCAATGTGATAATTCATGATAAAAAACAAAAAGAATAAAAAATAATCTTAGTTTCTAATTTCTTAGGAATTGATGTGATTCTAATTTCTAATAATATTAGTTGTCAATAAAATTATTTCTAATTTTCTAAGAGGTGGTAATATTTGTGATCTAAATCTCAAAATGGAATAAAAAAATGCCTAGTAAGCACATAGATGACATGACGTGGAAAAAAGTACAAGATGAAACTGTAAAAGCAGTAATTCTGACTAAAACAAGTTTAAAAGATACGGAAATTCTAAAAATTCTAATTAAAAAAGGACTTAAACACATTCAGGATGAGGACTATTTAGAATATATAAAGAGTAAAAACAAACATGGATCCTAAAAACATGGTAATCCTTTTGATTGTATTTTTAATCTTTGGGGTAGTAATAAAAATATCTCTTAAACGTAAAAGTAGGAATACATTACCGAATGGAAAACTTTTTAGAAAATGTCAAATAGTTAATAGAACGGAAAAAGAATTATTTTTTAAAATAAGGGGTGCAGTGCCTGAATATATCACTTTAGTGCAAGTGCCCTTCTCATGCATTGTTAAACCTAAGCATTTCAAATATGATCAGAATAAAAAGCTATTTTGGAAAGTAAATCAAAAAAGAGTGGATTTTGTAATATGCAATCAAAATTTCGAAACATTATGTATTGTTGAACTAGATGGAAGTAGTCATAAAAATAAGCATCATTTAGATGAAGAGCGCGACACCTTTTTCGAAAAGTGCGGAATAGAAACTGTACGCTTTTCTGTGAAAGAGCTTTATAAAATCACGGAAGTAGAAATAAGGAAAAGAATTATCCAAAGATTGAAAAATAGAATTTAGTATCAAATTTGATACCAAAGTTCGGGTGTAACAGAACTCCCGAACTTTTTTGGTTCGCTTTTTAAACAAATTCAAAAGCGAAAATAACCCCCTAAATGATAGGTTACTTTCGTTTATAAGACTTATGTCTCGGAGTATAACGATAAGCATTTAAAAACTCATCCAAATCAATAGGAACACTTGTGTGAACCAACTGCTGTAAGAAATCACGAACGTGCTCAAGTTGCTCAAAGCGTATTTGTGTTATATCGGCGGTTTCGAAATGATTATATGAGAAACGAATTTCTAACGTATTCAATGTAATATAAATGTGATAATCCGTTGTTTTAAGGATTTTTACTGTTTCGTAAAAGTGGCGAGGAGTGATGTCTTTTAAAATTATATCAGCCATGAGATATTAAATACCTACGTCGCATAACAGCAGATTATGTGTAAATTCTCGTGCAGGAGGTGATTTTACTGCACTTCGAATTGTAACATAATCTGTAATCATTCTTATGCGAATTAATTGTTTTGTGGTATTTTAGTGAGTTAATTTTGGGGTTTGCCCGTTAAAAAATCTTTTGTTTTATATAAACAACAAATATAATAATCTTTAGTTTCTGTATGAGATTTAAGGTAATAAATTATTATGGATAACCTATTAAATTATAGTAGTCGTGCTAGTGCTATACCATCATTATTATGCGATTTTTACAAAACATCTCATCGAATAATGTATCCCGAATGTTCACAAATTATTTATAGTACATTTACACCTCGTAGCAATGAACAAGCGCCTTATTTAACACAAGTTGTGTCATTTGGTTTTCAAGCCTTTATCATTAAATATTTAATTCATTATTTTAATGATAACTTTTTTTCTCGAGATAAACATGATGTTGTGACTGAATACTCTGCATTTATTGAGAAAACCTTACAGTTAGAGGATACGGGTGAACACATTGCAAAATTACATGAGTTGGGTTATTTGCCTATCCGGATTAAAGCTATTCCTGAAGGAAAAACGGTGGCAATTAAAGTTCCGGTGATGACGATTGAAAATACGCATTCTGATTTCTTTTGGCTTACTAACTATTTAGAAACATTAATTAATGTATCACTTTGGCAGCCGATGACTTCTGCCTCGATTGCTTTTGCTTATCGGACAGCATTAATTAAATTTGCTAATGAAACTTGTGATAATCAAGAACATGTGCCATTTCAATCGCATGATTTTTCAATGCGTGGTATGAGTTCTTTAGAATCCGCAGAAACTTCAGGTGCTGGCCATTTAACTTCTTTTTTAGGTACAGACACTATTCCTGCACTCTCTTTTGTTGAAGCGTATTATGGTTCAAGCAGTCTAATTGGCACGTCTATACCCGCTTCTGAGCATTCAGTAATGAGTTCACATGGTGTCGATGAATTATCAACATTTCGTTATTTAATGGCAAAATTTCCGCATAATATGTTGTCAATTGTGTCAGATACTACAGACTTTTGGCATAACATTACCGTTAATTTGCCGTTATTAAAGCAAGAAATTATAGCAAGGCCAGAAAATGTCTGA